AAACCTACTTGGAGAATCTTGTAGATAAACAACAGGAAACAAATATGCCTTTATCATTTTTTAATCGCAAAGCTAAAGCGCAAGCTGAAGTAGAGCAACCCACCGCTGCGCTTGCAGCACAACACGAGGAAGTAGAAATGGCTGATAAAGCCCTTTTAGAAGGTATGCAAGCCAAGCTAGACGCATTACAAGCACAATTTGATGCTGATATTGCTGAAGCGGTTGCTGCTTTAGATGAGAAGGATGCTGAATTAAATTCTGTATTATCTCAATTGGAAGATGCTAAGAAAGCATTAGCTGAAGTTGAAGCAAGTAAAGCTCAGGCTGCTTTGGATGCTAAGAAAGCTAAATTAGTGGCTGCTGCTGGTAACGTAGTTGCTGAAGATGTGTTCCCTGCCCTTTCAGTATTAGATAATGAAGCATTTGATAAAATCGTAGCTTCTTATGTACAAGCTAATAAAGCATTTGAACAATCCCCCTTAGCACAAGAAGTTGGCTACACAGCCGATGGTAGTGCTGACACCGTTAAACAAGAATCAGCTTTAGCAAAACGCTTAAAAGCAAAACAACCTAAATAGATAATAAAGGAAATAAGATATGTCTTTAGTTACTAAAGTCGCTAGTGATTTTGAAATTCGTTCAGATTTAATCAAGCATGAATATGCTCCACAATGGGGTTACTGCCGTGGCAACGTTACTGTAGCTGCTGCTAAAGTAATTGGTGATTTAGTTCAGGCTGATGGTGCTGTTCCAGCTAACGTTGCCGCTATCGTTGGTGTTGTTATGCGTGACACTGCTGCTGGTGGTTCTGCGTTAATCTTGGAACGTGGCCCTGTAGGTGTTCTGAAATCAACTATCAATTACGGCTCATTAACGCCCGCTGATGTAGATGCACGTTTAAAAGCCCTTGGTATCCAAGTAATCCGCGAATTCGTTTAATACGAACACCAATTTAACATCGAATAATAATAGGAAATATATTCATGGCTAACGCTATTTCTCCAGCTAATTTTAACAAGTTAGTAGATTTAACTACCGAGATTAACTTAATCCCTAATCGCTATAACCGTTTAGGTCAATTAGGTATCTTCCGTACTGAAGGTGTGTTTCAGGATACTGTACTGTTTGACCGTACCGAAGAAACTACCCATTTATTAGCTGACACTAAAGGTCAAGGTAATAAGCAATTATCAAGCCAAGACCATAAACGTGAAGTATTCAGCTTAGTAATCCCTGAGTTTAACTACTCAGACTACATCACTCCTGCTGACGTTCGTGGTATTCGTGCAGTTGGTACTTCTGACCAAGAAGAAGCCCTTGCTGAAATCCAAGAACGTAAATTGAGCAAGTTACGCCGTTTACATGAAGCCACCCATGAGTTCTTACGTTGGGGTGCTATCAAAGGTATCACTACTACCCCTAACGGTACTGTGTATGCTAACATGTTCACTGCATTCAACGTAACTCCTAAAGTAGTTAACTTTGATTTCCGCGCATCTAATACTGTAGGTTTCTTAACTCAGATTCGTGAAGTTTTACGTCATCAAGAAGACAATTTGTTAGATGGTAGTTCATGGTCAGGTATGGCTCATGCTTTCGTATCACCAGAATTCTTTGATGCGTTAACCACTCACCCAACTACTTTTGAAGCTTATAACCAGTACGTAGCTAACAATCAAGTAGGTGGCGCTCAACCAAATCGTGATGATTTAGGTCGCACATTTGCTGGTCGTACCTTCTATCATGGTGGTATGATGTTTGAAGAACATCGCGGTTCATACCCATACAACGGTGTTTCACAAAAATTCATCGCTACCGGTGAAGGTCATGCTATCCCTGTTGGTGCTGATGATTTATTCGTATCTTATGCTGCTCCTGCACAGAAGTTCCAATACTTAGGTACTCGTGGTGCGGAGACTTATGCGTGGCAACATGCAATGCAGAATGATGAAGAAATTGAAATTGAATCATTCTCTTCTGTATTACCAGTATGTCGCAAACCTGCTGTACTTGTCAAGTTAGTCGGGACTTACTCATAATAGTTTATTCTATTTGATAATTATAGGGAGCTATCCGAAAGGGTATGCTCCCTTTGTCAGTAGATAAGGAGTAAGCC